GACCGGTGCCGCGCCGAAGCCCGACAGTTTGGTCTCTTCTTCGAACGAACGCTCGGACGTTTCCGTCTCGTAGATTTCAGCGTGCTCGTTCTCGTACTTGTCGTACTCAAGGCCAAACAAGGCATTGAGGCCGGGGAGGAGCTCCTTCAGGAGCTGTGCGCGTGAGATAGCCATTCCGGATACTCCTTATGCCACGCCAAGGCCGGCAGTGTACGCATGAGACGAAGGATTGAATTTCACAATCACATCCGTAAACGCGTCACCAACAGTCGAGGTGGTGCTTTCAACAAAACCAACGACCTTGAAGGAGATCGTGGCGGTGACTGCCGATGTGGCGACGTCCAAAGCGACTTTGGAATTGCCTGTTGCTGTGTTGCCGGCGGTCTGGTTCACACCCATGTTGGTGTGCAGCAGTGCTTGGGCGACAGGAGCGTCGGCTTGGACCTGAAACAGTGTGTTCGGGTCATCTACGACATACGCAATGGCGTCAGCCGCTACTGTGCCGGTGGGCCAGTAATTGCGTGTCGTGAAGCCGTATGTGGAGTCAGTGTAGGCACAGCCTACGAAGACGCCAACAGTGCCGGCTGGGAACGCATCGGCGGCTGTGCCGACGTTCGTCACCTTGGTGATGGTTCCATCAGCAGCAATCTGCACAATGTCACCGTTGAAGATGTTGGCAGCATACCCGGACGCGATCTTCAACGCGCGGGTAGAGCCAGCGAACGGAGTACCGCCGATCAGATTGATCGGGCGGAGGCCGTAGGGAGAGGCAACTGTAGCCATTTCAAGTCTCCTAGAGGGCTGGGATCAGAGCAAGAAGCACCATGCTTACTTGCCAAACGATGTGCGCGACGACCGTTCTGGTTTCAGAACCGGCATTCGGGGGTCGGAGTTTCGCATGTAGTTGTTGTCAACTGCATCCATTGCGCGACTGGCGTCTGCCAGCTGGGCCTCGACGCGAGACTCCGCGATATCTTCAGAGATTGCACAGAGAAGAAGTCCGCCAACCTCGATGTTCCCTTTGAATCGGGAGTCCATGTCGGAGACGAGCTGCATCTCGGGGTAGTCCGATGCCTTGACGGGGGTATATCCCTCGCGGAAGCGAGTTGATACGTTGGGGTTGTCCGACGCACCGAGCAGAGCCGTCCGAATCCAGCGGAATTTTACTCCCTCACGGGCTTCGGGGGTCGGCAGAGCCGATGGACGCGTCCACGTTTTTTTGCGCGAAGTTGTTTCGCGAGTCTCAGCGGTCCGGGGGGTACGATCAACCATTTTTGGCATCCTTCATGATTTGCGCCGCGTATTGTTCGGGCTTGAGGCCCAGTCGCTTGGCGAGAGCGACTTGTGTCGAGGTCAACTTGATACGGCGTGGTGAGGGAGCAGAACGTCCTGCCGGGGCCACCACGTTAGCCGCTTTCCGTGGAGCCGGCGTGACCTCGTCACCTGCACCGTCGGAAAATTCGTCCGAAAACCGCTTGCGAACAGCGGAGTCAATCTCAGTGTAGTATGTTTCACTGTTCGGATCAACACCGTTGCGTACGAGGCGCTCGTGGACGCCAAGCGCGAAGCCAGTCATCTCGCTGTTCTCGCCATACCACTTGTTGTTGTTCATCCATTTGGTCTGCCGGTCGTCCAGCTTTACGACCGGTTGCGCGGCGGGCTTTGGCTGCGGCGCGGGTTCTTGCGCGCGCGGTGCCGGGCGGTAGTTTTGCAGTTGGGTGAGGCGCCCCTGCAGTTCGATCAGCTTGGACTGGGCATCCAGCATCTTGTCCGCGTCACCGAGCTCATACGCAGATTTGTATGCGGCCTTCGCGCTATTGAGTTCGCTCTCGACGCGCCCCTTTGCCTGCTCGACCACGACGCCTTGGCCTTGGGCCAGCTGGTCTTGCAGTTTGCGGTTCTGCTCGTAGATCGACTTGGCGTAGTTCGCTGCCTCGTCGCGCTCGCGTGCGGCGGCGGCCTGCTGGCGCGCCGCTTCTTTGGCTTCGAACGTCAGCTTCTTGATGCGCTTCTGCACCGCTTCACTGTAGCCTTCGAGGTCCCCCTCGTCTGGGATGTCCTCTTCCTTGGCGGCTTCCGCGCGCCGCGGCTTCTCGTCTTCCGCTACGTCGTCAACGATTTCGATCTCGAAGTCGTCATCATCGTCGCTCTGGTCTTCGGTCTGCCCCGTCGCCTGCATGGTTTTCGTATTCATGGCTTATACCCTCGCAAAACCGCGGGGGTCGTCGACCACCGCTTCGACTGTGTCATCATTGACCAGACGGAACTCTTTTCCGCCAATCTTGAACCGTGTCCCGGAATATGACCGGAAAATCACGAAGTCGCCTTCCTTGCACCACGGGCCGGATGGAAACTTTGCGGGGTCGGAGTACGCCTCGGGACCAACGGCCACGATCAATCCAATGATCGATGCGGTCTGCTCTGCGGCCTTCATGCTGTCCGGCATGTAGACGCCGCCTTCTGTCTTCTCTTGGACATCAAGCGTCGCAACGAGCAGGTGGTAGCCTACTGGTTTCGGTAGCTTCAGACGCGTCGCGTCGTCCATTTCTGCGGGTTCGTACATTTCTCACCTCGTGCAACGATCTCGGCTCGCTGTAGCCGTCGCCGGACCATCCGGCTACACCACTCTATGTGGTGTTATCTCAATCCTCAATATACCGCGTCTCGATTTCTGCGATATCGTCGAGCGTCATCTGGACGATCTGCAGTTTTGAAACTGCCTTCACGTACTCCACAAAGTCCTTTGGGCCACCTGACGTCAAATACGACGTCAGGTCCGCTTTCCGCTCTTCCATGCGTGCGCGCAGTGGTTCCATTATTCAGCGTCCTTCTTGGTATTGGCGAGAGACACGATCTGCTCGGCCACTTTCATGCCCATCTCTGCGCCCTTGGCCTTCAGGTCGTTTGCTTCCCCACGCATGTCGGTCGCAATCTTGACGCCGAGGTTTGCTCCGGCGCGGCGATCTTCGGACTCGATCCGCTCGGACTGGATCGCAACATTTGCCGTCTTGATCTTCTCGTCCAACTTGAGCTTCTCGATGTCCATGAGCGCATCGTGCTTGGCCTGTGCCTCCTTGAGCGCGACTTCGCGGCCCTTGAGTTCGAGCTCTGCACGCTGGATCTGGGTCAGCGGGTCTTGTGCCTGCTTCTGGGCTTCCTGCTCCGCGGCCTCGGTCTGGTTTTTCTGCAGGAGCTTGCCAGCGGCTGCCGCAGTCATGCGAGACACTTCGCGCTCGACGTCCTCTGGCAGATCGGCCTCTGGGTCCGGCATCTCGATGCCCAGCTGTTTCTGGATATCCACGCGATACTGCATCGCCACGTGCTCTGTGACGTGCGCAGCCAGCGCAGCTTGGATAGCAGCGGCGAACGGAGACTGACCGACCATCTGCTGGATCTTCGGGTCTTGCGCGGCGGCCATGTGTACTGCGATGTGGGCCTCGTGGTCCTGATATGCAAACACTTTGACCTGCTCTTGCTTGAGCATTGCCATGTTCTCCGTGACAGGGTCCTTGGCTTTGATGTCCTCTGGCAGCTTGATGATCTCGTTCGCGTCTTGGATGCCGAGGACCTCGAGCATCTGGCGGTGCAGCTTACCAAGGTCATAGAGGTGTGGCGCTTGCTGGGCCAGCTGAAGTGCTGCCTGATACTGGACAACCCGCTGCGCCATCGTCGCCGCGTTGGGGTCCGACACAGGAACGATCGACACGTCCTTGTTGAAGTCGTCCTTGCGGTTGAAGTCGCCCTCAACCGGGTAGTCGTATTCGGGCGGCATATGGTCGTGAATTACCGTCGCGAGGAGGCGGAGCTCCTTTTTCAGTGACGCATGCAGTCGCGCTTGGACTGCAGTCATCACCTTCATAGAGCGCTCGAGCAGTGCCAGCGTGGTGCCGACAGGAGCCTCTGCGTTCATGTTGCCAATCTGGACGTCGGCCACGGAGCCGATCCGGCGACCCTCTTCAACCACATTGCCCAGAAGCTGATACAGCACCACGGAAGGCTCTTTGTACGGGAGAGCGTAGAGCGAGTCACGCAGTGTGCCGCCACTGACGTCCACGTCCCGCCACTCGCCCGGCTGGAGCGGGGTACCGTCTCCTTTAATGCGCATGCCACGGGCCTTGAGGCCGGCCGGCAGGTTGGAGAGCGTACCGGCGTCGATCAGCTGTCGCATGATAGATGTGGCGGACTTCGCAAGGCCACCAATCAGGTGGATCAGACCTGTGCCGTAGAACCCCATCCCGGGCAGATATTTGTAGTGTACGAAGTGCATGCGCTTGGTCTTGCGGGCATCGTCTTCATACCAATTCCGGCGGATGGCCAGCACCTCACGCGACGACTTGTCGATCGTGACGATGTATGGGCGTGGAATGCCGTCAGGGTCGTCAAACTCCTCTGGCATGTTCATGGTGACGTGCATTTCGAGGATCGTGTGGCGGTCATCATCGTCCAGCGTGCCGCCTTCGCCGTTCATATCGTCGTATTTTTCTTGGATATCGGAAAACTCTGGCGCCGGTTCGGGCAGTTCCACGTCTCGGTAAAAGCCCCCCGCCTGCAGCTTCATGATCTCGATCGGCGTCTTCTTCATGACGTGCGTATACCGCTCGCATGTCATCAGATCCGAGGCTCCGTACGACACAACGAGGTCTTCGGCGGGGACAAACGGTGACGCGCCGCGCTCGAGCAGCGGGTCGTAATAGACTTTCTTGAACGCAGAGCCGGCCAGCGGCAGGCAGAACAGCATCTGCTCAAATTCTTCGCGGTACTCAGGCATGTGGTCGGTCAGCTGATAGTTCAGCTCTTCCTGCACGCGCTGGGCTTGCTCCATTTTCTCGGGTGTCGAGTGGCCGACGATCTTTGTGCGGACCGGTCCGGCGGCGGGGAACATCTCACCGATCGCCTGTGCCTCAAACCGGACGACGGCCTCAGTCAGCATCGGGTGAAACACACCGGAGGCGCCTTCCCATGGCTGGGTGCGCTCTTCGATCTTCAGGCCAAGGAGGTCAAGACCCTTGACGTA